AACTCTTTAAAGCGTTCGTCAGTGGCTAAATCAATGTCTTTCAAATCTTTTCCGTCGATAAGAGAAATTGTATCTTCTTTAGAGTGGGGAAAATTCTTAAGAAGCCAACGGCCAATTCGCGCGCCAGCAACAATTTTCGAATCTGCATTAGCAGGGTAATAAACTATATAGCGCATGGGTATCCTCCTGAGGGTTTATGGGAGAGAGTTATTAGGCTCTCCCCCGGTATTAGGTACATCGTTATGCCACAGCAATCAAACCACGTTCTACAGCGAACTTAATGTCCGCAGAAGAAACGGTGTTTTCCTTGCCGTTGACTGTAATCTTCTGGCCCAATACATCGTCAGTAGATTTACCAGCCAAGATAACGCCCATCAAAGCAGCACGAACGGAACCGTCCCGCGCACCGTGATCTTTTGACAAGACTTTAATCTTTTTACCCGCAAAGGCACCCCGAGGAGCTGTCGCGGCAGCTTTTTCTTTAGGTGCTTTTTCTGCCTTAGCAATTTTCTCTTTGCGTTCAGCTGCAGTCTTTTCGACGGGGGTAACTTTGGCGCTGGCTTTTTTAGCAATCGGCGCTTCGGTCATTTTCTTAGCTTTTACATCCACCACGACTTTGCTTTTCGCGGCGAATTTGTTAGGTTTTTCTTCGCTCATTGTACTCTCCTTTTGGTTCGCGCGACCCGGCGCGGCGGGTGGAAGATTTTCTTCCTCTTTACCATTATCCCTGTTATTTCCAGATTTGTAAAGTGACTTTTTTGATTTTGTTGAATTATTTTTTACACCAAGATGATTGTACAATTCACCGAGAAATAATGCTTGATCTGCCCCGCGCTGTCGGCAAACCTTATAGATTACTTCGTCTACTGTCCCTTTAGCAATAATGTGGTCAATGTACACCTGCTTAAACGGGTTGCCTCGGCGCCGAACGCGCTTATTAAATTGGTTGTAATACTCCCAATTATAGGTAAGGGAATGCCAAATAACGCGGTTGCTAGACTGCTGTAAATTTAAGCCGTGGCCCATAGAAGCGGGCTGGCCTAATAGCACCGGGATATTGCCTAGGTTCCATTCCCGCTCAATTTCCAACGAGCGTTTAGTGCTCACCCCGCCGCCAATAAAAGGCGTGTCTTTACCGAACACTTTACGGAGCCGTTCTAGGTCGTGCGAGAATTCGTAAGCTACTAGTGCCGGCATACCGTTGAGTTCTTCAACGCGATCAAAAACTGCTTGAGCTTTACAATCGTGGATAAAGTGGTAACTCCCAAATTCATCGTACACACCTCCGTTAGCAATCTGACGTAATTTCCCGGAAGCCACAGCCGTTGAAGCGGCAACGATAACCCCCCCATTAATTTGCGAGATAAGCTCTTCTTCCATATCATCATATATTTTCCGTGCTTCTGGCGGTAGTTCCACTTCGACAATTTTGGGGGATTCTTCGGGGAGAGTGCCGTCGCCTTCCGCAGAAATACGTATCGTGATCGGGCGAATTTTTTCGAGAATGCGCTCTTCCCCACCTTCTTGTATTTTCCAGTCGTACCCGCCGTAGCCCGAAGGATAGAAATAATTGTTGCGGTACTGTGTAATGTATTGTCCAAGCGCAGCTCCTTCGTCCAAAATATAAATTTGCCCGAACAAATCGAGCAACCCTTTGGGCCTTATGTCCCCGGTTAAAATAGTTCGGCGGCGAAACTTGGACACCAACTTCCGTAACAATTTAAACCGTTTTGTGTTTGAATTTTTAAATTTTGTGGATTCGTCAACGTCTAACATATCGAACCCAAGCTTTTTTAAATCAAACTTACTGAGCCATTCAAGACCTTCGGGGTTCATTACGCACACGTCGGCGTCAGAAAACAAAGCTTTTTCTTTGTTTTTACCATGTAGTATTTCTAACTTTATGTCTTCAAATTGACGCCACTTTTTCTGTTCAGCGGGCCACACGAGCCAAGCCGGTCGGAGTGGGGCTATGACTAAGCTGCGGCGAATAAGCTTTGCGTCACGCAGTTTCTTGTGCGCTGCTAGAATGATGCTCGTCTTACCTTTACCGGGGTCAAGCAAAAGCCCCAGGCATTGTTGTTCGAGGAGCAATTCGACGGTCTTTAATTGAATTTCGTCCGGGATCCATTCTTCTTTTAATTGCGGCAATCGCGGCTTTGCTGTTGTGATGAACTTCGACATCTTGGCCCAGGCTCCTTAGCTTCGTGATTAAATGAAATTGCAACGCGCTCAGCTCGTGGTCTTCCGATCGTTTAAACTCAATCCAGAATAACTTACTGCCGGGTAAAATAAATAGGCGATCTGGCCACCCGCGTTGCCCCGCACCGTTCATCTTGCGGTTAAGGACTTGGTTCTTCCGACACCACTTAACCACCGAACCTTCTATCGTGCTTTCCTTTTTTAAAATTTGCAAGGCCCACCGTTCGCTTTCTTAAAGTGGCAGAACCGACAGGCATTCCCTGGGCGTGGCGCAAACTGCGTGTCGTTCAGCATGGCTTTGGTATTGTTTTCCCATTCTTTCTTCAATGCGGGCAGCTGAGCCACCTCGTAAACTTTTTCTTCGGGCGCAGCTGGGTGATCCAAGTACCAGAACTGCGCGGAGACGTGGGTTATCCCCGGCACCCGCAAAAACCCAGCTGTTCCGTACAGATCTAACTGCGCTGGCTGTCCGTTGTTCAATCTACCTGTTTTATGGTCGATAATAAACAGTGTTGTATCGACTTTAGCCGCCACGTCCACTTTAACCCGACACCAAGTATTTTTATCGAACCAACCCGTTGTTTTCCATTGGTCGTCGAATGCCCATTCCTGTTCAACGAGAGGCTTTAAAGGTTTTAGTTCTTTGAACCATTCCGCGTAGTTCTTCAACTCCGGCATAATAACTTTCACTGTACCCTTTAGGTAATCCTCTGCGAGTTTGTGAATTACAGTGCCACGCGCCATGGCAGGTGCGGAAGGCTCCGGTAACTTGTCGATAAACTTGTACTTTGCCTTTGCGGGGCACTCCTCGTAAGTCTGCCATCGGCTAAAGCTCCATGCGGTAATTTTCTGCGGCTGCATTATTTCTTCTCTTCTTTAAGTAAGTTACCCCAGCTAGAACCCAACTCACCGTCGCTGAGCATCGGTACGTCGAACTGAACACTTTCCATTGCCTCTTTTAAAATCCGCATTTCCTCCTTAGCCTTGCTCTTCGGCGCAGAAATACATATTTCGTCATGGACGCAAGCGAGGAACCGGCCATGTTTCTTTGTCTTGTGGTAATTGATAATGGCTTGCTTAGTGCAATCTGCCGCCGAACCCTGAATTAAATAATTCAACCCTTTGTATTCGAAGGTTCTAAGCTGACCGTCGATTTTCTTCGGCGGCTCCACGCAATACACTCGCCCGCCCCAAGTAACAATCGGTTCGTCTTTGCTTAACAACTTCTTTATATTCTTTTCAAGTACCGCTACACCCGGCACTCCCATTCGGTGTGCCTTAATGATCGTTCGAGCTTCATCAACGGATACGCGCATACTGTCCGCCAGTTTTCCCTGCCCCATTCCGTACATAAGGCCGAAGTTGATAATCTTAACCGGGCTGCGGTCGAGCAGCCTACCGGTGACGCGTTGTATTTCGTCCCGTACGTAGTTGTGCATGTCGAGACGGGGGTTCTCCAGGTAAGCAGTTCGCAATTTGTCATCTTCGAAGTGAGCAAGAATGCGGAGCTCCTGCTGGTTGTAGTCTCTTCGAAGAAAGACCTCTCCCTTATCGGGGAGAATATATTTACGCATTTCAGGTAGTCTAGGGAGTGACTTAATAAATTTAGGGTGTTCGTAGCCATCGTCCTTACCTTCAAATGCTTTAGGGATATTTTGAAAATTTGGGGTGGAGCTCAGTCTTCCGGTACGTGTTCCAGCGTTACTGTCCCGCGCGTTGGATTGCCTAACTTGATTCCAATTTGTATATATGTAACCTTTACTTTTCCGCGCGGTTTCAAGCCATGGCTCGATAAAAGTGCCCATACAAGTAGCCAACTTGTTACGGTAACTAAGAACGCTTGCCACTTTTGGATCATTGAACATGTCCACGGTGAGATTTTTCTTGGCGGTGCTGCGCTTTCCGGTTTTAGTAGTTGCCCATTCTGTGACGATCCCAGCTGCGTCAAGAGCTCCCGCCAGGTCATCATTAGAATCCACGTTAAGATCGGCCACACCAAGGCGCTTACGAATCCAATTGTCAGCAACGCCCATAGCGGTAGTGTAAATTTCATAATCTTCCTCCATCAGTTTAAGATCCACGCGCAACCCTTGCCGCTCATTCTCGAGCAGAATGGGCATCAATTCTCGTTCGCGGTCGTAAGCGCCCAAAACTCCAGCTCGAACAATTGCCGGATATAAGACGTTAAACAGCTTAAAAGTTCTAGTTGTATCTCCGTCAGCATACTTCCCCACCAAATCGCCGGGAGCCTTACTAATGTGAGCCCCCCATCGCGCATCATTTTTACGGACAATTCCGGCGTTAACGAGCCAGTCTCGGACAGCCTGTTGCTCTGTAGGAGGCATTCCCAAGAACCGTTCGGCAGCGGGTTTAAGCGCGTACGATGTAGCGTGGGGATCCGCGAGGAATATAAGGTATAGTGTGTCATGGATAAGCTCCCAGGGCAACTCCGACATGCCCATGTGTGTTGTTGCTACATCGTAGTCGAACTTAGCGTTTTGGAATAGTAATGGAATTTTTGATACCCAAGCAAAGCTTAAAACTTTCTTTGCTTCTTCAAAGTGACAGTTATTATCAGTCGGGTGAGCCCAAGCGTAATAATTTGCTTTATTTTGGTGCGGCCATTTAATGGAGAACCCAACCGGCTTCGGCGGATACGCGGGCCGCCCTTCGATAGCATCCGTTTCAAAATCAATTACAATAACCTTTGGGGCTTTCATTTCTTACTCCACCTTAAAGAAGGGTGAACCCCCATGATCGCATAGTGTAGGCTGTTATCTAAAACCCAAACCAACAATTTAGGGTGCTCAGTAAAGAACTCCTCGTCTCCAGGTAATGTGTCATAGCCTGGTAAGATTTCACCGTAATTTGAATTCTTCCAGCGAAGTTCCGTTGTTCTGTTCAGTTCGCGCAGGAAAGTCATTAAATAACTTCCGTGTTGTTCTTGTTCTATTTGCAAGTTCACTTCGCGGCTCCTGCTAGCTCGTTGCGCTCCCGTTCAGTGCGCATTTTGTTTAGCCGCCCGTAAATGCGCAGCTTAAATTGCAACCGCTTTTTGCCCTTCTTCTCGAGCTTTAGCAGCTCCGTACATTGCTCTTCTGTTGCTTGCTTGAGGAACTCGTTTAACTTGCCCCAATTATCTAAGTGTTCTTGCATAATTCCTCCATGTTATAAGGTGGGTAGCTATCGCAGAGGCCACAGGCCCAGCTACCCACCCCTGTCTTGCAACAGACCTCGTTACCGCTTACCCTTCGCGGCGAATTTCCCTGCGCTAGCTGCCTTGCGCTTTGGCTGCTCGACCTTCTCGTACTTAGGGTACGGGAAGTCGATACCTTCCATACTACTTTCCCAGAGAGCTTCTAACGGTTCGAATAGATTGCTATCCTCGATTAACCCGTCGGGCTTTGCTAGGTTAAAAGTAATCTTAAACTGAGTATCCCCGTCGGGCTCAACCGCCAGTTCCGTAATCACCGCCCAGTGGGGCCGGCTCACTGACTTGTCCAGCTCCTTAATGTACTTCATCCAATTTTTAACGGAAGTCACGGCTACACGGAAGTAAGCAATTTCGGGGTTGGCTAAGTTATCGTCTTCAATCTCACTTTCGGGGATTAGAGCCAACCGCACTTTATTGCCGCAAGCCTTGCCGCGTCCGCGCTCAGCCGATTCAAACTGATTCCATTGACAGCTAGCGCAGTTGTCATTCTGTGGGAACGCGGCTTCGGGGTGCGGCGCCATGTCTTCCTTGTCGGTGCCAAAGGCGTAGCACATCGGTGCACTAGGTTCGCCCGCTTTATACGGTACGTCTGGATCGTAATACGCATTCTCGTAGCACCAGCCGACGACGACGCAACGTAACACGTTATCGGGGATCTTGTCTCCGTTAAAGGTAAGCTGCCCGCTCTGAACAGAAATGAACTTCCCGGCCGGGAGTTCTACGCCAGCGGTCGTCTTCTTAGCCGCTGCCGCGAACTTATCTTCCCATTTAACAAGCGCAGTGCCTGTTTTCTTAGTTGCTTTTGCCATATTTTGCTCCTGTTGTTACGCGGTTTTAAAAACCAGGTTGGTTGTGTAAAGATTATTACCGCGCTCTGAAACTTTGTCAGCCTTTAGTAAGCCTGTATCTACCATATGGTAAAGATAAGCGTTCAAGCAAGACTTTTTGTAATCAGAAAATTTACGCGGTAGAGTTTGGTAAATTTCATCGTTTGTTAAATGCTTACCCCGACAAGCATCGCGGATAATTTGCTTTAGTTCAGTACTTTGAACTTTTGTAAGTTTTGTGCGAGCAATAGGTTCTTCTTTCTTTTTTACTTTCGGGGTATCTACTTCTAAAAACTCTGGCTCTTTCTTCAATAGAGCTTTTACAGCTTTAATGGCTTTGGTTGTCTTGATATTATTGCGACCTGCTAGATAGGCTTCCACTTGTTCCCAAGTTAAATCTATCGTAAGGCCGCCGACATCTAGTTTTAATCCACTTTGCATTTGTTAGTCTCCTGAGGTTGGTTTTTTGGTTTTCCCAGCTTTAGTCAAACTGAGAGTCTTACGTTCGCGCGCGGTTGTTCCTGGCACTTTGTCACCAGCCTCCAACATTTCAAACACGGCAGCGGAAGATACGATATCGCTTTTAAGAAGATGATAGGCTTTCTTCTTGAGCACAAATTTGAGGAACTCCTCTACATCAGTCACCTCGATATAGTGTTTCATCTCGATCTTCGCCATATAGTTGGCGCCGACCGCGCCATCGTTGATGGAAAGATTTTCGATAAACCATTCCTGCATTGCTTTTTTGAACTCGGTTAGTGGTTCGAGTTCTTTGTCTTGAACCTTCTTAATCTCGCTTTCTTTTATGATTACAGACTTTAACAAGTCGGCGCGGGGGCCAATTGCCTTGTCTAGCGTATAACCCTTGGGGAGCAGTTTCTTAAGGACTGCATCTGTGACGGGTTTCTTCTCTTCTTTAGTGGCCATGTTTATCTCCTAAGGGCTTAGTGGCTTCGGTAAAGCCACCGTTGATTTCAGTTTCGTTGGCTAGCAACGGCGCAGCGCCCCAAACAAACTCTCCGGTGTGCATGTCGTAATGCGCCCCGTCGTAAGCTATAATTTTGGGCTTGAGGGAATGATATTCGCAACCCGCGCCTATGAATAGGGCCGCAAGAACAACGAAAAACACAGTCACGTAGTCTAAAAGTTTCATTTCTATCTCCCTAGTTCTTTATTGCACGAGCAAGTTCGCGGATGCGCTGAGCTTCTTCGGTCATTTCTTTACGGCGGGCGGGGGTTAGCTTAAACCCGTTACGGTCGCGCTCGTTAACAAGAGCTTCGTCTTCTAACAAGTTCGCCGCCATATGAATAATGAAGTAAGCGCCTTTTAGGCTGTACGCTTCCCGCATTGCTGCTTCGAAATTTTCGTTATTTTCTTTAAAGGCACTGGCTGTCATGGGTTCCTCCTGAGGGTTGTTATGACATAATCACGATACTCTAAAATTTTACAGTTGTAAAGCCCCTATTTTAAATTATTTTATGGGGGCTATTTTGGAACTCGACGGGCTTTAACTGGGCTTCCCCCGGCATAAAGACCATACCATTCCCTAGCTTGTGGTGGGTTCGGTCGTCGATCCATACCTCACCCCAAGGAGCAAACATATGGACGTCGATTAAACATTCTAGCAATTTTTTCCAAACTTTTCCGTCGTGGAGGGAGCGGTAGCCGCCCTCAATAAAGGCAACCCACCCGGCATCGGTGCGGTCATGGCGGATTATGATTTTCATTGTGTACCCGCCAATCTTTCTTCGATTGTTTGCACACGGCCATCAAGTTCGATGATCCATTCTTGCATTTCGTCTCGCGGGGTGTTTACGTGTCCGCATTGGGGGCATTCCTGCTTCCCCCGTCGCCAGCGAGTTTGCCAAGTAGCAGATTTGGGGAGAAAACAACTGCAATTTAAACAATACTGGTGCGTGCTCATGCTACAACTCCTTCCAATTCAACTAACGCCGCCGTAATAATACGTTCTTGGCGCCCTATTTCGTTGCGGATGGCGTGGAGGGTAACATCGTACGCGGCTTGCTTTCCTAAGTTATAGTCGCGGTCGGTGTTAGGGAAATTCCGTAACATTTGCGTAACTTGGGCTAAGTTATAAGCGGTTTTTCGTTCTAGTTCTAGTAGGTTATCAGTCATCTTTTTCTCCTGAGGTTAAGTGACTCAAAAGATTATGCCCGAGATTTGCAGAAATGTAAACCCCAAAATTTCACAATTTTTAAATTATTTTGTTAACTATTCGTTAACGAATTCAACCAGTTTTAATTCCCCCGGCTGCCGGGTGATTTGGTAGCGTTGTTGCCACCGCTCTAGTGGGGAGCCGCTAAAATCTCGGTCGTCTAAATAGATCTGTTCTCTAGGGAACCGCTGGCGCATGTAAATAAGAGCTTGTACTAGGTCGTTGCCTAGATAAGTACACCCCGAGCGCCAAGCGTAAATCCATTGGCCGTTGGTGGCGTTAAGATCTCTCCGGACGACCATCATTGGCTTGTACCGGTTAAAATAATGTAGCCCGCGCCGCCGCAAGAGTTGCAGGGTTTCCGGGTCGCTTTAGTCATGCCTTTTGTTCGGAATGAATACCCCGACGTATTACAACCACGGCACACAGGGTACTTGGCTTTCAAGGCAGCAAGGAATTGGCTGAACGCTTTGGGCGGCATCATTAACAGCGTCCAGGCTTGGTTGATTTGGGAAATCGTGGTAAGGTCGCCCCCCACGTCGGGGTGGTTCTTCTTTGCTAGCGCATAATACGCTTCTCGAATTTCTTCTGGCGAAGAAGCGCGGTGGACGCCTAAAATTGCCCAAGGGTTGATCATTACCAAAATCTCCCTTTTTGTGTAAAAAGTTTATACATGATAAAGGAAAAAAATGCAACAGGGATTAGAATAATCCAAGCTTGTAAGTCTGTCATTTCACTCATTTTGTTTCTCCGTTCTTAGTTTCTGGTGCGGCGGCTATCATTGCTTTGAAATTCTCTATCGCCTTTTGTGCTTCATCTTTTGTATCAAAAATCTGGGCTTCATCAAAATTTTCTAGCCAGTCGTAATTCCACGCTGGAAAATTAACTCCGTATTTCGTTCCAGTATATCTACAACCCTCAACTTCACCGATAGTTAATGGGTCAAATTCAGTCACAATATCCGACCAACATGAATAACCTTCAGCTTCATGTGTCCACCATTCAGGTTTCAAATCTTTAATCGGCACCAATACATAGCCTTCGGGTGGCTGGGCGAGTTGGGCATGACGCAATAGAATTTCTAAATTTTGCCCCTCGCGATTATCCAACTTCCAGCGTTTCATCGCCGAAGAAACAAATTGCACTGCAAAACTTAATTCATCATCCCCTACAGGCTTGGATAGGGTGGCGCGGGTGTTCCAAAAGTCAATTTTCTCTTGGGTTTCATCCTTGTCCGATGCGCTTGGCCCCTCGCAATGACATTGCGTGCAATAGACTGAAAACTTTCCAATCTCGACATCATAAGTTCCGCACCACGGGCGAGGTTCCAGGGTCACATCCGTTGATTGCTGGGTCATTTTGATGCTCCTGCGGGTGTATAGTCTAGCCTGATATAATCCTGTAGATTTACCAATGCCCAATGCGTCATCACAACTATTTCTTCGTATTCTGCTTGCGATAATGAAGACATAGAAATGGCGTAGTCAAAGCCTCCATTATCTATATCACGGCCAATTTTAATTATCGGTAAAAATTCACTCATTGCATTACTCCCCCTTTTCCGCTGGTTGTGATTTCCAATACTCTCTAAACAGTTCCTCTTGCGCTTTTCGTTCAGCATCCCCAGCAGCATTAGCAGCAGCATTAGCAGCAGCACAAACACCCCGCCAAGTAACGGCGCCGGCAACACCTCCAGCAGCATCCCAAATAACAGCACAAAGAGCAGCGCAAGCAGCATCCCAAGCACCCCAAACAATACCCCCAGCAGCTCTAGCAGCAGCTCTAGCAGCAAACCCAGCAGCCCCAACAACCCTAGCAGCATCTAAAGCAGCAACCCTAGGAGCATCTAATTCTTGTTGGGTAGCTTCCCCCACCGCGAATTTACGCGCAACCGCAATAGCCTCGTGCGGACGGTTATCATTGGGGTAGTATTTTTCCCAAAACTGCAAGGCACGTTCTGCAAGCAAACAATTAAACAGCCTGATTTTACCGTCCATTTCTTTTGGCAAAACCCGCAAACACCAAAACGCATCCTCTAAACCGTTGCTATCTAAAATAGTTATTAAAGATAGCGGTTCATCGTCGCACTTGGTTTTGCCTAAGTGTTTTAATAGCTTTAGCCATCCATCCGTGCAAGGTTGATGGGTCTTAATGTCTTTTAGGGTGATGGTAGTCATTGAATCCTCCTGAGGATTTTACAATACTCTAAAATTTTAAAGTTGTAAAGCCCCCTATTTCTCGTTAACGGATATTTTCTTACCGGCGTACTTGGGCGCGGCCAGCTCGCGTTCGCTTTCGTAAAACGCCCCGGCTTGTTGCGGGGAATGGGCGTGGGCTTTACCGGCTTCGCGGATAACCCACAGCTTGTACTGCCCGCCTTTACATTTGCATCCTGTCCCGTTAGCCGCACGCAAAAAGCCCGCTCGCTTTAATGCCCGCGCTAGCCCGCTCGCCGTTAAGTTCTTCTGTCCGTCGGGGGAGAAAATAGGCAATAAGTCTTCTGCGCGGTAAAGCGCGTACTTGATAATATTGCCGTTGACTTGTAATATGGTGTCGGGGCTTTCCCGCAGCATAGCAACCCACGCGTCTAAATCGCTTTGGCTTTGGTCAATCATCTCGGCTTTGCTGGTCGTCATGGGCGGCGGCGCGTACGGCTCAAATCCTGTGAGGTCTAGCGTGAGTAAGTGGTGGAACAGTGCGGACATTCCACTGGCACTTTTATACCATGGGTCGTATCGCCGAGTGTAGAAGTCGTGTCGGAGTGGGGTTCCGCCAACCTCGTGGATAAAAAACCGACGGTCGTGTCGGTCAAGATAGAAGGCGTCGGGATGGTTGGAAGTAAAATAGTAGTTAATACAATCTCGGATTGCGTACTTAGCAACATATTTAATGTTGATTCTAACTGTCTCCCGTGTGACTAGGCTTTTAAGACGGTCGGCAATTCCGCGCTTATCGCCGCCAGTAATTTCTTCTCCCACCACGAACTGTTTATTCTCAGCATAGTCATTGTCATCACTCTCCAGTTCTGCGTTCCCAATTTCCGTTGCGTTGTCCCCGTATAACTTCATCAATGTGTAACCAATAAGTGTCTTGCCAGTCCCAGTTGCGAGACCCCAGATCACGCAAGCGCTGAATAGCTTCGTCCCGGGGTATTGTAAAGGATAGGCGCACCATTGCTCGAACCACTTCCGGCTCTCGGGTTCCCCGGCGAATACAAAATCCAACAGTTCTTTCCAGGGTGCAATGTCTCCCTCTTGCGGTTCGCAAGGCCAACCCTTCCATAAGTTCAGGTTGTAATCTTCTGTAATACTCGGTTGCCCCGGTTCGTATACTAGCCGTTTTAGCTCTGCGCGTTGTTCCCAATTCAGCCACTCCGTAGCAGTTTTCACCTTAGTGGCTTTAACTTCGCCGTTAGCCAGCTGGCGCCGCTCGATAAACGTGCGGGGGGCATAGAGCACATCCTTAAACAATGGCGCGGACATCTTCTGCCCGGTTTCCCATTCGTAGATGCACGTAGGGTCGCGGATTAAGACTACTTCCTCATTGAGTCTGTGGAGCTCTTTAGCGAGAATAAAGGGGTTAGCCCGAGCCTCGTCCAATAATGATCCAAATCCGTCATCGTCCGTCTCCAGTAAGTAGTCGTCAAGTCCAGTTTTACCGCCGGGTAATATGTTCGGTAAGCGTACAATATATGGTCTCGCGCCCAACGCGGTAAGTTCACGGCACAAAGCACTCTCTGCTGCTGCGACGTTAGGGTTGAGAGCCGCGTCTGAATCGTAGATAATGAATACCTCGCGTCCAGCAAGCGAGAGTTGATTAAAAATAGGGAGGATAGAGAGACCGCGTTTTCCTGAGCGGAAGCAATCAACTCCGCCAAGTCCAATAGTTGCCCAGCCCCGCGCAGTAGCCGCTGCAGCTTTAAGTTCTCCCTCCGTAATAATAATAGGCCGCGATACGTCCGTAATATAGTCAGTCCAGCTGATAAATGGCGGAAGGTAGGCTTCATTAAGGGTGTCGGGGGGTTGCGCATATCTTTGCTCCTTTTTGTCTGTTTGCTTAGTGAACCCCTGTTTAGTAGTTTCCAAATACCTAACTCGAAAGAAGTTGGTCGTTTTCCCTTGTAAATCAAAATACGGGATCTTGAATCCTTCAAAGGGTTTGACATTGAGTTTCTCCGCTTGTTGTCGGGTGAGCATTTCAAATTTAAGCTTCTTGGCGTCTTTAAGGTTGAGCCCAGAGCTTTCTAGCTTCTTTATAAACCTCGCTTGGAGGTCGTGGGACTTAGTAACTTTAGGCACGTAATGCGCTCCGTTATGGTTCATTGTGGCGGAGACCTGAGTTTCTCCAAACGGGGTGGGCACTTAAAACTCGCATGCACAATTAGCTCGGAAGCTCCATAATCATGCGGGTCGTTTATCCGTTTCCGGACACCTCAGGAGTGTGGCCCACCCCTTAAATTACTAATACTCCACCCAAATTGTGTTGTAAAGGGGGCTAGGGCTAAAAATATCCGAATTGGCAAATGGGTGAGTTTCTTTATTTGTCAATGACTTAGCGGTGGATCAATTCAGATAATTCTGCAATTCGGCTTTTCCCTATTGTTATATAGAATATTCATAATACTATTTGAAAATAAGTTAATATAGTAGGAAGCGAATTATCCGAATTATCCGAATTGTACCCCTTTTTCATCTTACAAAAACGACAATTCGGATATTTTTACCCGCCAAATTATCCGAATTATCCGAATTGGAGTAAAAATGTCCTAAAGACTTAACTAGTTATTTACTTTCGCACAAATTTGAAGTAAGAGAAGAAAAGGGGGCAATTATGGCAGAACGCTGGTATGTGGTTAACACGAAATACAATCACGAGTTTATAGCTGTCCAAGAATTAAAGAACCAAGAGTTCAAAGCGTTTTGCCCCCGATATCAGCAGAAAATAAAGAAACGAGATACAATCTCGATTATCGAGAGACCACTGTATGCTGGGTATGCATTCGTTGCTTTTGATGTTGACATGGATCCTTGGTTTAAAGTTAAATACACTCGTGGTGTTGTTCAGATCTTATCCTCCTCTTCCGACCGCGCCATCCCGTTGCCTCTTGGTTGGGTTGAACATTTGATGGATGCTTCAAAACTGACTGGAAAATTGGTAATCGAAGAGAGAACAATAGATCCTAGGATAACAGTTGGTTGCCAAGTCATTGTAAACGCTATCAATTTTCGTGGTTTTCGTGGTACAGTTATGGCATTAAGAAAAGATAAAATAATTATAAATACTTCTTTACTTTCCCGAAAAGTGGAGCTAATATTGCCTCTGAATCTTGTTAGATTCTCTGAACCCCTTGATCTTTCCGGGGCGGCGGTAGCATCTGCTACATGTTAAGATAAAAAATCAACAGGAAATTGAGAATTATGGCTAAAGGTGGCAAACAACCTGGTGCTGGTCGCCCCAAAGGCGCGGTCAACAAAAAAACTCGAATCATCGCTGCGTTGCTTTCAGACAAGATGGCAGCGGGCGAAAGAGTGTCCCCCCTGGAAGTAATGACAGAAGCAATGCAGCAGCATTACAATGTTTACCGCAATGCGAAGCAAGCGGGTAAAAAAGCCGCCGCGTTACGAGAGGCTGTAATGTTCGCCGAAAAAGCCGCCCCGTATCTACATCACAGACTTGCGTCGACCACCATAGCCGGAGACAAAGATGCTCCCCTCAGCGTCACTATCATCAACGACATCCCGCGACCTGAAGGTAAGCCTCCTAGATAACATCGCGCCAAAATTTCATGATGTTTTCTGGTCAATCCTGGATAATGAATATTCAAGTTTTTGGTTAAAAGGCGGGCGGGGATCCACGAAATCTTCGTTCGCAGCTATTGCGATAATCTTAGGTATAGTCGCTGATCCTGAGGCCAACGCTTTCGTAACCCGGAAAGTAGGTGATACAATCCGTCTATCTGTGTTGAACACATTGTTGTGGGCAATTGGTAAATTGGGGTTGTCTACGGAATTCGTCTACACAAAAGCTCCGGCCGAAATTACGTACAAGCGTACAGGCCAAAAGATTATCATGAAGGGTCTAGACGATCCATTAAAAGTCAAATCAATTAAGCTCCGTAAAGGCTATTTCAAATATCTCTGGTTTGAGGAAGCTGCAGAATTTGGCGGCCCAGAAGAAATTCGCTCGGTTGAGCAATCAGTGTTGCGGGGCGGCGACGTGTTCGTTGAGTTTATCACTTACAATCCACCTAATGATCCAAGCGCGTGGGTTAATAAATACAGCGAAATGCATTTCCCCGATCGCCTAGTTCATTCCAGCACTTATCTCGATGTGCCGCCAGAATGGCTGGGTAAGAAATTCATCGAAGACGCAGCTGCGTTGCGGGAAGCTGATTATCTTGCCTATCAACATGAGTATCTCGGGGAGGCAGTTGGTCGTGCAGAACAGATTGTATTTTATGGTAAATGGGAAGAACGAGAGTTCTCTACGCCCGAGCGCTTACCGAGGTTATTCTTCGGGGCCGATTGGGGCTTCGCTAGTGACCCTACGGCGCTCGTCCGCTCGTTTATACAGGACGAATGTCTTTACGTTGAATACGAAGCAGTCGGGCGGGGTGTTGAAATCGACGAGACATTCCAGCTATTTGACTCGATACCTCTTGCGCGCAACTGGCCGATTAAAGCCGATAACTCACGGCCTGAGACAATCAGTTACATGCGCCGGCAAGGATTTAATATCGACGCAGCCGAAAAGTGGAGTGGCTCAGTGGAAGACGGCATTGCCCATTTAAAAGGATTTAAGAAAATCATCGTTCACCCACGATGCAAGAATTTAATACAAGAGCTTCGCCTGTATTCGTACAAGGTGGATAAAGTTACCGGAGACGTCCTACCCATTATCGTGGACAAACATAACCATGCGATCGACGCGCTCCGGTACTCATTAGATGGCTACATCCAGAAACGGGGTGGCTTAGGTGTTTGGCGTAAACTCGCAGGAGATTATTCATGAACAACTGTTGGGCACTTTGCACTCATTGTTTTGAGCCGATGGAAGGTATCCATTCCTACGATAACTTTACGCACCGCACAGTCTGCGTAGATTGTAGCGGCGAGCTCGAGGAAACGCCAGAGAGCCATGCGTTAAAATATACGCCTATCTTCGCTGACTACGCGAGTAACCAAGATTTCCCAAACGAACCCCCACCCCGAGGAGCTGCTTAGTGACTTCAGTAACAAAAGCGGCGCTTAAAGCGGCATGCGATTACCTAATGGCGAACGCAGAAATTAGAGAAATTAAGAGCCTTGATGGCTCTGTTGCTGCGCTACCTTACCACGCAGGAGATGCGGCAGCTATGGAAGCTGCGGTGTTGTTCACGACGCTCGCTACACTGCACGGAAAATAAATGGTCAAGAAGTCCGTAGCCCGCGTTGCTCAACGAGCACGTACAGAAGATAAAGCCCACCGCACCAGCGACAGTTTTCAAAACTGGATTGCGAAGTTAGGCTACGGCCAGAATAACCAACTGACCGCTAGCAATTACGTCTTTAATTATTTAACACGCAACCGTACGCAACTCGAAGCCATGTACCGCACAAACTGGCTGGTACGCGCGGCGGTCGACTCTGCTTCCGAAGACATGACGCAAGCAGGTATTTACTTCGAAGGTACTATCGCCCCAGACGATGCTGATTTGTTGCAGTCATCGATGATGGATTACCAAATTTGGCAACAACTCTGCGACACTATTCGGTGGAGCAGATTATTCGGCGGCTGTATTGCTGTGATGCTAATCGACGGGCAAGACGTCAACACGCCCTTGAATTTAGATAGCATCGGAGCGGGTTCGTTTAAAGGGTTATTAGTGCTTGACCGTTGGTTAGTGCAGCCTAACTTGTCTGACCTTGTTACTGATTACGGCCCCGATCTAGGCCACCCCAAATTTTATAACGTGATTTCCGACGCGCAAGCGTTAGCCAATATGAACATCCACCACACTCGCGTGCTACGGATGGACGGCATGACGCTCCCGTACTACCAGAAATTAGTGGAAATGGGTTGGGGCGAGTCAATCCTGGAAGTATTCTACGATCGTCTACTGGCCTACGACTCTGCAACAATGGGCGCGGCGCAATTATTGTTTAAGTCACACTTACGCACATTAAAGATTGATCAATACCGCGATATCCTTTCTACCGGCGGCACAGCCTACACTGCGTTAATGCAACAAATTGAATTGTTGCGCCTAATGCAAACGAACGAAGGGATGACCGTTCTCGATCTTACGGATGAGTTCGAAGTGCACCGGACGACGTTCGCAGGCATTGACGATATTCTACTGTCGTTCGCGCAACAGGTTTCTGGCTCATTACAAATTCCACTAATTCGCTTGTTGGGGCAAAGCCCGGCTGGGTTAAACAGTTCAGGTGAAAGCGATTTAAGAACGTATTACGACAACGTCCGCAAAACACAAGAGCAAAAGTTGCGCCGCCCACTTACGCGGCTTTTAGACGTTATGGCGCGGTCGCTCGAGATTGAACTACCGGACGATTTCAGTTTCCATTTTAATCCGTTGTGGATGTTGACGGAAACTGAGAAAGCAGAAATTGCTGCTAAAGACGCGACGACCGTTGGCACCGCGCTAGAAGGTAACATGATTAGCCAGGCAACTGCGCTTAAAGAATTGCGGCAACTCTCTAGAGTGAACGGGCGCTTTACAAACATCAGCGACAAAGATATTGCCGACGCTGACCAAGAAGTTCCGTCCGCCGAAGAAATGATGCAAGCCATGAATCAGCCAGCTGAAGGCCAAAACCCAGATGAAGACAAAAAGCCAGTGGCAAAAGACAACCGTCGGAGAAGCTGAGTACGCGCGGGATCTACGTAGCATTGCCCGCGAAATTGGCAAACTTGTTAATCGGTATTCTCCCGGCGATATTTCTCAATTTCCTTTATTGCGTTATGCTTTAGAAAAGTACAGCGAACTGTTGCGGCCTTGGGCTGTTATGCGGGCGCAACGAATTATTGAACAAGCCAACGTGAGAAGCAAAAAAGTTTGGGCCAGTGTCTCTAAAGAAATGAGCGCCGGAATTAAACGAGAATTACAAACCACCCCCATCGGCGCTCGCGTACAGGAGTTAATGAATGAACAAGTTAAGCTTATCACCTCACTCCCTAAGGAAGCCGGAGAGCGAGTCCACAAGCTTGTACTTGAAAACGCTTCGCAAAGCAACAGGCCACCCGCGATCGCTAAAGAAATCGCCCGTTCCGGTGAAGTTGCCGCCTCACGTGCAACTCTTATTGCGCGAACCGAGGTATCACGGGTTGCTACGGTTCTTACTCAAGCTAGAGCCGAAAGCGTTGGATCAACCGGATACATCTGGCGAACCGCGCACGATGTTAATGTAAGGCCATCCCATAAAGTGATGGAAGGTAAATTTGTAGAATGGGGCGATCCCCCCACATTAGATGGATTAACTGGACATGCGGGCGCGTTGCCCAATTGCCGCTGCTACCCCGAACCCGTATTTCCAAAGGAACTTTAAATGGCATCAAATCTTAAACCTTCGTTGGCTGCGGCTAACTTGCAATCTTCAACTTATGTTGGCGCTGTAACGAATAGCTCTACGCTGTCTATCTATTCCGGCACCCAACCTACTACGCCAGAAACGGCGGCTTCCGGCACTTTGCTAGCTACCGTTACGCTACCCGCGTCCGCTGCTATGACGTCAAACAATGGCGTTCTTACGGCGGCGGCGATTGCTAGCGTGACGATTGCAACTTCTGGCGTCGCATCGTGGTTCCGGTGGGCTGAATCGGGCGGTTCTGTTGTGCTTGCGGATGGTTCGGTTGGTACGTCGGGTTCTGACATGAACTTGAACTCTACCGCCTTGAGCTCTGGCGCTACATTGTCTATCACATCCTTCACCTATACGGTGCCTGGGTACTAGTAAATGGCTCGTGTCCCGTCGTATGTTCAGGTTGCGCCGGATAGCACTGGTAAACTTATCAGCAATAGCCAGCTCGTCGATGCAAACAGCAACACTGTTCAACGACAAGTTGTATCGCTAGGCGATAGCGCAACTGAACCCAACATTGTTGCCGTTACTGGTGCGGGCTCGTTGCAAGTGGATGCGCGGGTGCCACAAACCCCCGGCTCGCCTACTTCTGCTACGGTGGGTACTTCTAGCGCGTCGATTTTAGCGGCCAATAGCTCCCGCACCGGTGCAGTGATTATCAACCTATCCACCAATACAGTTTCGCTGGGATTCGGGGTTGCTGCTGTACTAGGCAGCGGCATTACGCTTACGCAGAGCGGCAGCTTTACAATGGACGCGTTTTGTTTTTCTAAAGGCGCCGTTAACGCGATTGCTTCTGCCGCCGGCTCAGCGGTAAGCATTCAGGAATATTCATAATGGCTGTTAACAACCCCGGCTTACCTTACTCGGGCGGTACTTTAATGGGGCCGCTTGTATTATCTGGCGATCCGCCTAATGCCAGTGTGGGCAACCCATTTCTTGCGGTCACTAAAGAATATGTAGACGCTGGGCCACTAGGAACAAAAACATTGACGTACACGAGTGGGCTGCTCACTGGTATTTCTTACCCTGACGGTAGCTCAAAAGCCCTGACGTACACTAGCGGCGTGCTGACACAAACAGTACTTACGCGCTCAGGGTATAACACGGTAACTAAGAATTTTAATTACACGTCTGGAGTATTGAGCAGTATAGTGGTGAGCTCGCCATGACGATTAGCTATAGCGGAACCGCTGGCGCCTCTGGCGCAACAATTTACATTACTGGCAGTGAAACGCTTGCCACACTCAAAACGTCATTGGCATCCAATACGTCTTGGGCGACGGTTAACGGCAGTACAATAACTTTTAATGCCAGCTTGTCTATTGGTAACGGTACGACTACTGGAAATTTTACCGCTGCTGATTGCGTATTGGATTTTCCGCAAGCTTACACGTTTACGGTTCCAAACAATTCGGCTCAATCAGGAAGCGCGACAACGCTATCAGACACCGCGATTATTTTCGATGGTTCTGCTAAAAGCTATAGTAATGCGATTAACTATGGCACGCACACGTGGACTCGCGTTGTTTACCGCAGCCAGATAACAACCCCACGTAACGACCTTTTTCAAAACACAGGTTGTATTTTCGTATTTAATAACGTGCAGCTTGCGGTGAGTTCAACTGCCACTTCATATCCGTATGACTTTATCCACGTTTACAGCAATACCACTGGCACGCTGCAAGGATTGACCATCACAGGACTAGGCGGCGCGGGTTCTGCCAACAGCGTTGAAATTGGTTCCGCAACCGGAACCACGACAACGCTTCAAGGCTTAACAATCGGCGGAAACTTTGGCGCGATTACGCTGAACAACGGCGGTACGAGCTACGGTGGTACGCAAGATTTTAGAGCATTAAGCTGGCCCCTTAACACCACTTGGACATTTAACTACGGTTCGGGCGGAGGTACGGCTTATATCACCAACCCAAATAAACCTTCAGGTTGGACAGGTTATGCGTTTTTGGCTGGCGGCGCTGGCGGCTCAGGAAATATTATTGAACGCTACACGCACGACATTACCGCCGTTAATAGTTCGGCGACTGGCATTGTTGGTGTTAACTCAGGTGATTTTAGAAGCGGCGCTTTTGTCTGGGCAGCAACATCAAGCACTGGCGGGGTTACGCCAACCCAATATGTAACAACAGCAACGCTTACGGGCGCATACCCCGGCACCCTGACCAATTATTCTACCAGCGTCACGACTGCCGCGTGGCTCTATGGCTACAACACGTTCGTGGGCGGTAGAACCTACACGCCAACTGGCGTGGGCATTACGGACACCATCTTGATGGTGGCTGATGTCACGACGCTGTCTCAATCAGCAGTAGGTGCTTTAACCTCGCTTGCCACTTTAGATAATTTATATGATGCGTCACGTTATTGGAACACGCTAAACTCTACCAATATTCAAATTCCTGCCCTCGGCACGAATATTATTACTTATTCGGGTTCGCAATTAAACCTCGGCACTTACAATTTAATTATCAATTCCGGCACGACCACGGCGGGTAACGCTTTCAGTGTGTCCGGCAGCACGATTACGATTTACGCGAGCAATTTAGCCACAGGCACAAAGTTCACTTCGTTCACCACGACTGGCACTGTGACGGTAAATAGCGGTGTGACTGTTACGGTTCCTTATGCAGGTTCAGGCGGTACGCAAGGCGTACTAACGCTTAATAACTTGCAAACACTGTCAACGATCTATGTGGCCACGTCGCAAGGCGGTACGCAGTTAGCCTACACAGCACTGACTGGCAGCAATACGAGCTACACGCTTTATATTCCGCCCAACTCAGCAACATCTTATTATTATAAAGTTGTCAAATATGGTTATCAACCTTCCACGGGGACATTCAATCCAACCGCAGTGACTGCTGTGACAGTCGCACAAGCAGTTGACACGAGCATCACGCAATCAACCGTAGCAACGGTTGCCGCCTACACAGCACTTGCAAATCCAGATCAAATTTATGATTACGCTGCTTACTATGAAACGACTAACGCGGGGATTGTGTTTACGAGGCTCAATTTAGCAGCGGGTAAAAACCTGTCATTTGGCAGTAGCATTCTTGCGCTTAACACAGCAGCAAGTTCAGTTTATAGTATTTCAGGCACAACCGCGACGATTAAGACAGCGGCCACCGTAACAACGGGCGCCACGTTCACATCTTTCGGCACTACTGGTTCGCTCACCAATTCAGGCTCGACAATTCAGTGCGTGTACACAACAAGCGTGGGTACGTCGACGGTTGTTACAATTACGAATTTACCTTACACGTCCGCTAACGGCGGCAGCTACGTTTCGTTATTAAATAACAGCAATGCTCAAGTGCAATACGTGGGGCCGATTATTTCTGGCTCCACTGTACTCTACATTGCTCCCGGAGGAGCACTTAGCTATTCGGTTAAAATAGCTTGCTACACTTTCAATTCTGCGACTAGCGGGTTTACGACGCAAGGTTATGTTAGCGTTACTGCTTCTTTGGGGACTGATACAGGCATCACGCAGGGAACAGTGGCTACCGTAGCCGGTTATGGAAGTTTTTCTAGTCCCGACCAGATTTACGATTATCTAGCGTATTGGGAAACAACGAATAATACGGGCGGCATTACTGTTACGCGCCCCGCAACGAAAAACGGGACGCAAGTTTCTTTTGGCAATAATAACGTAACGCTGAACGCCACTGCTGCTAATGCCTACGTCTACACTGCTGGGACACCAAACGCTTTAGCGGTTAAAGTTACAACCCTTGCGGCCGGGGTTTCGTATCTTACGTTCGCTACCTCGGGCACGGTAACGCTTTCGAATGGCGCGACGATTACTTGCGTGTACACGTCTAACGTAGGTACGTCTTCGGTGCTTGTGTTGACGGGCGTTGTTGCGGGTTCAGCCGTGTATATTCAAAACGCTAGCGCGGCACAACAATCTTTTGTTACGGGCCAAAGCGGAACGTATTCTTACCCGCTTCCGCCCGGCGCTTCCGCTGGAACTTGGAAGTGGGCAACAAAGGCATTAGGCTATACAGGCGTTGTAGGTTCTTACGCGCCCAGCGGCGGCGGTACGTTTACAGCAGCAGCTACCGGAACGCAAAAAATTAACCCGGACGGCAGCGTAGCGTATCAAGGCTCAACCAGTTCGTTGGTGAGCACGAGCTTTACGGGCTTAACGGAAGCCGACATTATTATTGGCAACGGCGCAATCAGTGTTCAAAATGCTTTTGACGCTTCAGAAACGGCGCTTGTCACTGCAGCTGGGTTGGCTTGGTTAGCGGGCGGCCTAGGAGAGCTGACGGAGTATAACTCGTTCGACGGAAACTTCTTATTCATGACGCACAATTGGCGGTTGAAAGCGTTAAACACTTCTTCCGGTAACGCGACTTTATACGGCTTCCCTATTTCTGCCGACGGCAACCCGATTAACACAACAAACGGTAACATCATTATTGCGTCGAACACCACGGCTCAACAATTGGTGGCTGCGTTACTAGCGGCCTCGACTTCGACTTACAATACAGTGGGCACCGTCGGCCAGAGTTTTAATTATATAAACAACACCGCCCCTTTAATCCCAGCCCTGGTTTAGCCTAGGGGCGACTAGGAGTAATCAGTGCTTCTTGACCTCCTTTCGCGTTACTTTACCAGTAACAGCTTTACTGGTTCCGTAGCTACTACGCAGGGAAAGAATGCGATTGCGCTAGCCAGCGCCGAAGTATTCACGGGCTCTATTAGTGTTACGCAAGCCAGTAACACAATTGCGGTTAGTGACGTTGAAGGTTTTGCGGGAAGCGTTAATGCTGCCCAGCCAAGTAATGTTTCGGGCGTGCTGGCTGCTGAATCTTTTTCAGGTTCCGTAGCTGTTGCGCAAAATGTTAACAAGATTTCTATAAGTGACGCTGAAAATTTCTCTGGAGCAATTTCAGCTACCCAGAATACGAATACGATTGTTGTTGGTGGTGTTGAGGTCGTCCTAGGGGCAAGTGCAACTACTCAGAGCGGGAACGCTGCGGCTATTACCGTCTCTGAGGTTTTTTCTGCTAGTCTAGCTTTAAGCCAGTCCGCCAATACAACGTCTATTGCAGACGTAGAGAGTTATTTGGGGGCTGTAGCGGCTACCCAAGTCGTAAACGCTTTAAATGCGTCTGCAACTGAAAATTTTAGCGTTTCTATAGCTGTTTCACAGCAAATTAACAAGATTTCGGTTGTTGACAACGAAAATTACGCGGGTTCAATAAGCGCCGCGCAAGGTGCAAATACTGCTGTTTTAGCCTCTTTAGAGACGTTTACAGGAGCCTTGGCGCTCGTACAACCGGGTAACGGGGTTAATTTAGTAGGGTTAGAAGCTTATGCGGGTTATGCAGCAGCTGTACAGCCCGTAAACACGACTTCGGTGACCGATGCCGAAAGCTTTATAGCATCGGCTACCGTAACCCAAGGCGGCAACGCTGCTGCTATCGCTGGCGCCGGGGCGTACACCGGCTCCGTAGCTACCGCGCAACCCGGTAACGCTGTAGCAGCTACAGGTGCTGAAAGTTTTAGCGGCGCGGCTACTTTTGCCCAAGGGGTGAATGCAGCGGCGATAATTGATTCCGAAGTATTTTCGGTTTCGTTCAATCCGCTTCAGCCGGGCAACGCAATTGGGCTAGCAGGGGCGGAAAGCTTTACCGCGACGGTAGCAGCGAGCCAAGGCGTTAACCAAGCCAGCGCGACCGCCGCTGAATCGTTTACAAGTTCAATAGCAGCCGCTCAGAGTAAGAACGTCCTCGCAATTACAGATGCCGAAATAGTCAGCGGCGCGGTTAATTTAACGCAGGGCGTAAATGCTGCTGGGTTAGTAGGTAGAGAGCTGGTTGCGGGTTCGCTAGCAGTTACGCAGTCGAGCAACGTAATCAGTGTTTCTGGCTCGCTACCTTATACGGCCAGCATCGCCGTGACGCAAAATAAGAACGTTGCTATCAGCAGCACGAATGAATTGTTTTCTGGCGCGGCAACTGCGGCACAAGTAAGCAACCAAATTTCAATTACGGACATTGAGGGTTTTGTTGGGGTCGTCGCGGTAACGCAAGGCACTAACGTCATAACACTCGTTGGGCTTGAAAACTTTAACAGCTCAATTACTGCGGCGCAACCGATTGATAAGTTTTCCGCGTACTTGCGGATGCCTGTGATTAAAGGATACGTTACGTTATCCGCTAAATTGGTTAATGATGCAACAGTAGAAGGGACAGCTGTTGCGCTGGCTACGTTAGATGAAGAGCTTGTTAACACAGCTCAAATTGACGCAAGTACCGCAGCCACCCGCTATCTTAAGAATAAATACACCAACACGAATCAAGCCGCCTAAGGAGTATCACAAGTGTCGTACTCATTATTACAGCGGGCAAGTAACAGTGGCTCTACCAACACTTTAGTCTTAACACTATCTGCTACTGCAGCTGGCAGTTTGATTACCATCCACGGTGGCGCGAACGGCTCGAGCGCTGTTAGCTCTATCACGGATAACAAAAGTAATACATATACTTTAGCCACTTCACTTTCTTCTGGCTATGTTTACTATTGTCCGAATGCCACTGCTGGTGTTACGACGATTACCATTACTTATACGTCGAGCCAAGGTTCTGTGGCTATCGCGAGTGAGTATTCAGGGATCTTAGGGACAAGTCCTTTAGATGTTCATGCAAATACAAGTTTAGGTTCTAATACTACTACACCAACATCTGCTAATTTTACACCAACAAGTTCTCCAGAACTTTGCATTGTTTTTCACTACGCATCTGGAAACGCTTTTACTTCTGTCACAGCGGGAACTGGGTATAGTAATGCTGCTTTTAAGAATAGCTCTGCATTAGGTAATCGGGCTGTTGCGGTTGAAGATTGCGAGTTAACGACTACAAATACGACTAATGGGGGCTTTACAGTTTCCCCTACTAGTCAGGCTACCAGTTATATGTTTGTTACAACTTTTAAAGAAGTTGTTCCAGCCACTGGTTCAATCGCGACTACGCAAGGCGTAAACACTACCGCGATTGCGGGTGTGTCTTTTGTTGGTTCGGTAGCGGCTGCCCAAAGTAAAAACACTATTGCGATTTCAGAAAGTGAATCTTTTTCTGCTACAATCGCTACTACGCAAGCCGTTAATACAGCTAGCGCCGTGGGCGCGGAAGTGTTTAGCGCCAGTTTAGCGGACGTTCAGAGTGTAGACAGTACTGCTATTGCTGGCACTTTTACCGCCAGTATTTCTGGTTCAATTGCGACGACACAGTCGGCGAATACAATTGTTGTTAGTGGGGCTGAAGCTTTTAACGCGAGCTTGTCTGCAACCCAAAACGCGAATACAGTTACTTTAGCCGGTAACGAGGCATTCGCCGCCACCGTAGCTGTCACGCAACCTATAAACGCTTTCGTTGTAGCCGGGGCAGAAAGTTTTAGCGGAAGTGCGACTTTAACACAAGGTATTGACAGTGCGGCTATTACTGATGCCGAAGTATTTGCCGGCTCGCTAGGGCTAGGCCAAGGTGCTAACACTGTTGCGATAAGCGCGTTACAAAATTACACAGGCTCAATAGCGGTAACGCAAAGCGGCAATGTTATTACGCTTAGTGCAAATGAATCTTACGCGGGTGCGGTATCTACTACACAACCTAAAAACGCGGCCAATATTGTAAGCGCGGAAATATTTGCGGCGGCGGCGGCTTTAAGTCAAGCACTGAATCAAATTCAGGTTATCGACGCTGAATTTTTTACAACCCTCGTTGGGCTATTCCAACACGGGAATATCGCAGCAATCGTTGGGCAACAAGCGATTGTCGGCGCGGTTTCACTAGAACAGCCGCTTAACCAGCTTGTTGCAGCCGGGATGGTGCTCGCCGAAAGTGGCTATGCTATGTTAACGGCGAGCCTAGTTAATGCGGCGCTAGTAAATGCTACACTGGAAAACCCAGCCGCAACGAGTGTAAAAGCAGTGAACACAATTACAGTACTGGCCAGCTAGAGGATTAAATGATTACGCACTTTCTGTTAGGAAATCTTGTTAGACTTTCGGCTACGTTTGTTAACGCAGCGGGCGCTCCGGTTGATCCTGGGTTTATTATACTCACGATTAAGCTGCCCGATTGCTCAACAGAAACTCTAACTTACGCCAACGGCGACATTATAAAAGATGGCATTGGGCTGTATCATTACGATTTTTTGACCACCGAAGCTGGACTGCACTATTATTTATACGACGCCACCGGGGACGTAATCGCGGCTTCTCAAGGACAATTTGCCGTTGACCCTGTCAACACGTTGGATTGCGCATGCTAGTGGCTTCTGTAAAAACAAAACGACGTTCTACACTAACGCATGACCGCAGTTACCATGTAGTAGAAACATTGGGCAAGTCTCGTGGGTTGACAAAAGAAGGTTTTCTTCTTTGCCGCGACGTGCCGATTGCACGCATTGGCACTTTACTTTACGGAGAAGGCGAAACCCCAATAGAAGCTGGTAAAGATGGCATCAGCCATATTAACCGTGAAGAAGACGAAGTATTTCGCCCAGAAACTTTAGCCTCGTTTGAGGGTAAGCCCGTCACGCTCCAGCATCCTGACGAAGAAGTTGGGCCCGAAAATTTTAAAGAGCATGTTGTCGGCGTTGTACAAAATGTACGCCGAGGAACCGGAATAGACGATCATTTAGTGATCGCAGATCTCCTTATACAAGATAAGGAAGCCATAGATGCCGTCCGCGAGGGCAAATACCGTGAAGTATCCTGTGGATACGACGCGGACTATGAGCAAACAGGGCCTGGTCGCGGAAGGCAGTTAAACATCATTGGGAATCACGTTGCATTGGTCGATCAAGGCAGATGCGGCTCCCAGTGTGCCATCCAAGACAGGAGAACTATAATGGCAAAAGGAAAACTGAGCGTGGCTGACCGCATTATGAAAGCGTTCAAAGCACGTGATGAAAAAGAACTCGAAAAGGCAATGGAAGATGCAGACTTGTCTCCGTCTGATGAAGGCGAAGACAAAGACGGCGACACGCACGTCCATGTCCACTTAAACAGTGGCGCGGGCGGTGCTAAAGTCATGTCTGACGAAAAAGAAGACGAGAAAAAAGAAAAAGTTGAAGACGACAGCCCAGACGACATGCACGGTTGCTTAAAGCGCATCGAAGCAATGTTGACTAAAATGGCAGGAGGCACTGGCGATGAAGACTACGAAGGTAAAGAGAAAAAGGTTGAAGGTGGAGAAGTTGACGACCAAGAGTACCAAGAAGGCGAAGTCTACGATGCCGAAGAAGAGGAAGAAGACAAGCCTAAGAAGAAAACAGAAGACAAAAAATCTGTTGTTCAAGATGTTAAAGCGCGTCTTGAAATTCTTTCGCCCGGCTTCAGAATGC